CATGCAACTGTATTGCATACTAACAACCAACTCTCTACATTAAATTTAAATGGTCTTGGGGCTAGGTCAATAAAATCGTTAGATGGAAATGAGCTTATATATGGAGAGCTTCGTGCGACTAATGTTTATCAACTTATTTACACTTCAGATAATGAATGGAGAATGATGGGTGCTCCTCCTTCTTCTACAGAAGAAGCAGGATTAGCAGAAGTAGCAACTTTACCAGAAGTATATCTTGGAATAGATATAGTAAGAACTATTACTCCATATACTCTTGGGGTAGTAATAGACAACCTTGCTCCTAGCGGAAGTGATGTTTTATATGCGACTAACGGATATAGAAAATTTGATGGTGGATTAATAATGCAATGGGGAAAGGCGCATATATCAGCGTTAACTACAGAGACTGTATATTATATTACCTCACAAGAATTTGTATTTAATATACAATTGAGTTCGGAAGTAGGTACTGGTTTATTTCCGCAAATATTTTTAAAATCGTATGACAATGAGGCATTTAAGGTTTACATGAATGGTACTGGAACATTAAATTATCATTGGGTGTCAATAGGAAAAGTATATGATGATTAGGGGCTAACCTATGACGACAATAGATATAGATGATAGTGACAGAAGAAATCAATACACTGCTACACCTGCACAAGCTACTTTTATATATAGTTTTCCAATTTTTGCAGCTACAGATATATCAATTTATCAGACTCTTGCGGGTCAGAATGCAGATGATTTAGTAGATATATTAGAATATTTAGTTGACTATACGTTGACAGCTGTAGGGGTTCAAACTGGCGGAACATTTATTTTGACAAATCCAGCTGCTGAAGGAGATACCCTTACTGCAGCTGGTAACACAATGTCTTTATCTAGAACAGCTAAATTTTCGACAAATGCATCAATTGAATCTGAAACATTGGATGAAGAATTTAATAATTCTTTGTTGATGATTCAACAAGTCAATACAAGGGTAAATAAGTCACAAACTCAATATCAATATTCAAAAATAGTTGATTCAATTATTGATCGTAAATTACCAGTTCTTGGTGAAGGCCAAGGATGGGTGATGAATGATCAAAGAACAAAAATAGAACCAGTAGATATTGAATCAGGCGGTGGAAGTGCTGATTTATTAAGAGCTGACTTAGCAGATCAAACAGCAGGAGTAGATGGAGCAAGATTAGTTGGTTATAATCATTTGTCATACGGTGGTCTTACTACACACGATATACTTGATATAATAATTAATGATATAAGAACAGGGCTAAGTCTAGTTGATGTTCAAAGAGGTGAATATAATGCGGTTACAATAACAGGCCCTAATGTTTACACAGGATCATTAACCCCTACTCCATTAGCCTATAATGAAGGAATGACAATCCATGCAGCGGTATTGCATACTAATACAGTATTTTCTACATTAAATTTAAATGGTCTTGGGGCCAGGCCAATAAAATCGTTAGATGGAAATGACCTTATATATGGAGAGCTTCGTGCGACTAATGTTCATCAACTTATTTACACTTCAGATAATGAATGGAGAATGACGGGTGCTCCTTCTACTTCTACAGAAGAAGCAGGATTAGCAGAAGTAGCAACTTTACCAGAAGTATATCTTGGAGCAGATGTAGTAAGAACTATTTCTCCATATACTCTTGGGGTAGTAATAGACAGCCTTGCTCCTAGCGAAAGTGATGTTTTATATGCGACTAACGGATATAGAAAGTTTGATGGTGGATTAATAATGCAATGGGGCATCGGAACTGCAGAACCAAATACAGATATAACAGTATATTATAATACCTCACAAGAATTTGTATTTAATGTAGTATTGACTAAGCATGAGGGTTCTGGTGTATTTCTGCAAATATTTTTAAGAAGTTATGATGCTGAAAAATTTGTTGTTTATATGAGTGGTCTCGGAACACAACCTTTTCAGTGGTCATCAATAGGGAAGGTATACGAATGAATTACAATAATGGTTTTTAATAATTTTTATGACTTCAAAATCTATTGATATAGTACTTCCTTATAATTTTAATCTAAGACATTATCAATACCCTTTATTCCAAGCATTTTTTATACGTGGAATAAAAAAGTTTTGTATAGTATGGCATCGGCGTGCTGGCAAGGATAAGACATGTTTAAACTTAATGATTGCGGCTGCGGCTTTAAAAAAAGGAATGTATATATATGTTTTCCCGCAGCTTGCACAGGCTCGTCGTGTAATTTGGAATGGCATTGATTCAGATGGTAATAGATTTTTAGATCATTTCCCTTCTAGCCTTATTAAATCAATCAATAATATCAATATGTCTATCCAGTTAACCAATGGTTCTATGTTTCAGTTATTAGGGTCCGACAGATATGATAGGTTACGTGGTTTAAATTTTGAAGGAGTTATTTTATCAGAGGCTCAGCAGCATCATCCAGAGGCATGGAATGTATTAGAGCCTATTCATAAAGAAAACAAAAACTCCTGGGTTTTGTTTGAAGGAACCCCAAACGGAAGAGATAACTTTTTATATGAATCATATGCATATGGAAAGACAAGAGATGATTGGTATACAGATCTGAGGACTGTTGATCACACCTTTAGGGAAGATGGAAACTGGGTTATTTCACCAGAAGATATAGATGAGCTTAGACAAAAAGGAACTCTTGAAGCTATTATTCAACAAGAATATTATTGTTCATTTAACGCTCCAAACATTGGCTCTTATTATGGCGATCTGATGGAGAAAGCAGAAAATGAAAATAGAATTTTAGATTTTGAAATCGATCTATCGCTTCCAGTTTATACGGCATGGGATTTAGGAATGAGAGATTCAACAGCGATATGGTTGTTTCAATTTCTTAACGGACAAATAAGATTAATTTATTATTATGAAAATACCGGTAATGGGATCAAGCATTAATAGATTGGTTGGAGGAGTTTGCAAAAAACAATAAGATAAGGTTTGGTGAACACTTTGCTCCTCATGATATAGTAGTTAGAGAGTTAGGTAGCGGTAGATCTAGAATAGAAGTGGCAAGAGGATATGGGCTAGAGTTTCGTATTGCTCAAAAACTTCCTGTAATAGATGGCATCAATGCCGTAAGAACTTTATTCTCACAGATGTTTTTTCATAAAACTAATTGCAAACTAGGTATAAAGTTTTTAAGATCATATCATAAAAAATATGATGACCGACTTAAGAGGTTTGACGATCGAGCCTGCCATGATTGCTCTAGTGATTGTGCGGATGCAATGAGATATTTGTGTGTAGCCTGGCAGAGTTTTTATTCGCATGCACAAAAAGCAAGCGCTAGGAAGCTGAATGTTTTTCGCCCATAAAGGAGATTGTTATGTTTAAGTATTCAAAGAAGTCTTTAGAGAATTTAAATAGTTGTGAAGAAAGATTAATAAGATTATTTAGCGAGGCTATAAAAACATCGCCTATGGATATATCTGTGCTATCCGGTTACAGAGGAAAGAAAGAACAGAATAGACTGCAGACAGAGGGCTTTAGCCAGCTCATATATCCTAGATCTATGCATAACAAAGAACCCTCTTTGGCGATAGATGTTGTTCCGTTTCCTGTGGACTGGGCTGATATAAATCGATACAGAATCCTTTCGTATCATATAAAAATAATCGCTTGGAAATTAGATCTAAAGATTGACTGGGGCGGGGACTGGAAGAACTTTCCTGATTATCCACATTGGCAGCTGCAGGATTAAACTTATGGGAATATTAGAAACTATATTAGGTGGATCGATAGCTGCGCCAATTGATGCTGTAGGAAATGCTCTGGATAAAATTTTCACAAGCGATCAAGAAAGAGTGGATGCTAGAATTGTTTTAGAAAAAATAAAACAACATCCTGCAGAATTACAAGTAGAGTTAAATAAGATTGAAGCTAATCATAGAACTATATTTGTAGCTGGTTGGCGTCCATTCATAGGCTGGATTTGTGGCTTGTCATTAGCTTATGAGTTTATTATCCAACCGGGATTAACTGCATTTGGAATACATGCAGCTTCTTTAAATGCCACAGATCTTCATACTCTTATAGGTGCGCTCCTTGGATTAGGATCATTAAGAACCTTTGAAAAATTCAAGGGTCTTTCTAAGTAATTATAAATCCATTACAAATTGGGTGTCGTCCTCTTCAGCAAGAGGAACAGGAGCTTTTGAAGGTCTATGTAAAACAGGAGTTATTGATCTTTTCCTAGGCATAGGGTCCATCTTAAAAAACATTTCGTTAGTTAACTCTTCCAGGAAGATTGTCTTTTTAGGTGCGTGTGACACAAGCCATTTTTTTAGTTCATTTAGTTCGTATTGTTGTTTGGTTTTTCTCATTGCATTCTTATTCCTATGGTTTTTTCTTCTGGGTTTGTAACAGTGATGGTTGGTTTGTAAAAAGCAGCATACGTAGGCGGCACTAATGTTTCTTTTTTATAGTTAGAGAGTGGTGGAAACGTAGGTGTAGGATTGCGCTTAACCATATCTTCCAGTGAGCCTTCTCTTTTTTTCAATTTAGATTTTCTTCTATTTAATGCATCATTTATATAAGGTATAGATACCAAAGACATAACTCCAGCAACAAAAAAACCTGCTGGAATAATAGCTAATATTGGCGAAGTCATAAGTCCTAACATAGGATAAACAACAGAACCGATCAAGCATGACGAGCCAATAAGCGCTAAAAAGCACATGCTAAATGTTTGACAATCACATTTGCCGTGTTCTTTTTCTATAAGTATCTTTTCTCTTTTATTTTTTAAAGCTACTTCTTCTAATGCCTTTTGTAATACATCAATGTCATCTTCTGTTTTCTTCCATTGGCCCCATGCTGTTTTCATGTTTTTGTCCTCAAAATGGTATGTTGTCGTTAAAATCGTCAGGCTCAGAGGTATGAACAGGAGGAAGCTCTTGCTCATGTTTACTTATAGTGTCAGAAATACTAGAAGGTTGATTTGATTGTCTTGGCTGATAGAATTTTATTTCTAGATAATCTTTTTCGTTTTTATCAACAGCTCCTTTACCATTTTCCCCAACTAGTGAAGATGGTATTATGATTCCTGATTCATAATTTATACCGAATGCTTCACAGAAGTTTTTTATCTTTCTTATAACAAACGACTTACCTCGACCCTCGTATGCGTCTGGATCCAGAAGATCATCAAACACTATGCCTGTGGCACCTGATGAATCCATTGCACTCATGCGTAAAGAAATTTTATTTTTTCCATCTCGCGTTTGTGCATCTTCAGCTTTTATAATTTCTAAGCTCACAGTTCCAGGTTTGATCTGTGGATTTAGACTATCAATCTGTTTGTCGTTTAAGGGCGTAAATTTCATAAGTTTCTCCTATTTTTTTTTGACTAATGGTTTATTCATGTTAAACATCCTCAAAATAATCATTTACCTTATCGGCAACATATTGAAGATCATTTGGTATGTAAAGTTCATTAAACATATCCATTGGCGATTTTGCAATTGTATTACCATCTCCCTGGGTCTGAAAGACATATCCTTCCTCTCTGATATGAGAATAAAACACAACTGAAAACATTCCTTCTATGGAAATTTTATCGTCTAACATTTTACCTATTGTTTTGCATTTGATTTTTCCATTTGCATCGGTATCGCAATGTGATAGATAAAAAAATGTTAAATCATTTCTAGCAAAGTTAGATGCATTTATAACATCCCATGCATGCTTGGCTATCTCTGTAAATTTCTCATAACCTTTTTCGCTGGCTCTATTCATGAACTCATTAGCCATTATATATTGAAAGTCATCTATAATAACATTCTTTATATCTATACGATGCTTTGATATATATTGCATTATACTACAAATCTTTGAATATTTGTCGGTATAAAGATAATTTGTTTCATTTGTTATCTTACCATCTTCATCTTTTACTATGATATAATTCCTTCTCCATCCTTTGAACGGAAGAGGTTTATCAAGTACATTAATAATAAATGTTTCCTTTGGGTTTAGGGTTCTAATAGCAGTGCTTTTACCGCTGCCTGACTCGCCTATGATAAGTACATTTGTACTCATAATTATATCTCCTTACTTACATTAAATTGGTTTAAAGTTTTCCAACAATTGTAGTATTTCAGTTATGATGCAGTCCTGTAATAACTCCATCAATACTTCGTTGTATTCTTTGTTATTTACCTCATGCGCAAGATAAGCGCGTTCTAAATTAAAAGTTATAGCTAACATTGCTCATCTCCTATAGTCGTACTATATAAATCTTACCAAACATTCTTTGAAACCATCTGGCATCTGAAAGAGCGAGCCTCTCATCAGTATAATTACCGATGAGAGCTCCATTTTTTTTTATTATCGAGAAACAAGTTTTCACAATTCATCCCTTTTAGCTGTTTTTCTTTTTGCTGGTTCTACTGAAATGCTATGAACATTCTGGCTTGCTTTAATACATGAGTCATAAGCGATGTTATATAATCTTGGGATAAGCTCTTTAAAGAACTCTGTCTTAATATCTGTGCAAGGACATTCTTTCTCTTCTTTTCCTTCTGTTGCTATAGTCATAAGCTTATACATTCTTCTCATTCTCATTCTCCAATTTTGTTTATAAAAAAACTCTGCAAGTTTTCATGATTTATCCCTTTTAGCGAAAGTTACTATCTTTCCTAAATCCCATTCCTTATCCATTTCATAGATGAAATCTACTAGATCCTCGTCAGAAGCCCAGTCTTCACCTATAGCAACATTTAACCATTGAACTAATTGTTCGGGTGAATAATCTAACCTTATAAAAGCTTGTTTCTTTTTGTTAGGTAGATAATCACTTTTACGATTGGTTTCAAAGTTCTTTTCAATAACAAGTGCTGCGTCAAAGATATCCAATAAATTAATGCTCATAACGTATACTCCTTTAACATTTAAGATAATGAAATTATTATTGTTATAGCCTCAGTATATAATACTATTATTATATGTCAAGTATTTATTTGAAAATAATTAATACTTTAAATCAGGACGTATTTTATAGGCTTTAATTTTGCCTTTAGTTAATTTCTCTATTTTCTTAGCGATGGTTACATTGGGTAAAATACATCCGTGATACCAATTATTAACATAAGCAGGATATGCTTTTAGCTTTCTAGCGGCTTCGGCCTGAACTCCGCCACAATAGTTTTCAACAAATAATCTAAATGATTTGCAATCATGCTTGTTTGTTTCTTTCATTTTCTTTCTCCTTATATAATATAATTAAACAGTGTACATATATTTATTATAATGTCTAATATAAATATATTATAAATATATTATAAATAAATATTGCATTTATATAATTAAGTGTTATTATTGCGATTGCCCGGATGTGCGTTCTAATAACAATAACACTCTTGCGCAACAACAAAAAAAAAAGTCATCCGGGCTTACGTTACAATTGACCCAATCTCTTTGATTTGATATTCTTTCAATTACTAAACGTTGAAAGCTTTCAATTAGAGTTTTTCAATCGGGTGCCAATTTCAAATTAGCAGGGCTCATGGTATTTTGGTCTTGCTTTTCTTGATTCAACGTTTAGTACCGTGGCACCCGTTTGAAGATCTCTAGTAAGGAGACTGGTGGTTGTGGCGCTTTGGATTCCAGATGAGATAGATAACATTGCCGGGATTTCACTTGTTGAGAAGCACTTACTCGCCTATATTTATTCCTTTCAAAATTCTGGAGCAATTTGTTTTGCTTCTAATTCTATATTTGAAAAAAGATGCATGTGCAGTAGAAGTACTATTAAGCGTGCATTGAATCACCTACTCGACCTAGGTCTTCTTAACATTGGATTTACTTCTTATTGTTTGCGCGAATTCTCCGTAATTCTTTAACCTTTATATTATATATGCCTGTGGATAACTTGTGGATAACTTGTGGATAACCTGTGGATAACTTGTGGATAAGTAGCATCAAAATAGGCTTAGTAGGTCCATGGTGAACCCTATATATATAAAGACTATAAAGTAATCTTTATGAATAAAAGATATTATCTAGAATGTAAAACAAGAATATTTTCCAAGACAGTTGAAAATGGG